TTAGTATTAAAGCCATATTCGCATGCCTTACCGACATAACCATGACCAACGATAGCAATCTTTTTCATATTTTTACCTTTCTTAGTACGCACTGTATATAGCGCAATTAAACTTTCTGCGTACAGAACATAAGATCAATACCCTCAGCTTCTGCTTCTGCTGTTAAGTGAGTTTCTACCTGATGATTACGAGGTAGATCAATAGATACAGTGCCATTAGTTACTGGGCAAAAGTATTCTGAGTGTACACGTGGTACTGAGATACCATAAACATCAACACGAGTTTCATATGTAAAATCTTCTTTTAGATGAGTAATGATCTTACGATTAGTTGCTTCGCCTTTTGGATCGACACCATATGTACCGATACGTCCAGCCCAACCATTTGTTGATCCAGCTTTACCAATCTTGACTAGACTGTCGTTAACATACATACCATATACAATATCACCCATTGCTTTAAAGTCACGTGTTTCCATACCATCAGCTTTAGTGAAAACCAATTTCTCAAATGTACGAGAAGGTTTATCGTTGCTGATATTTGTGGTGTGATTAGCAATTGTAAAGTAACCAAGATATGTACCGGCTTTTTTAATTTGAATTTCAATAGTAGGCTTAGGCATAATATAAATCTCCAAGTGTTATAAAGGGTATTATAGCATAAAGAGAGGGCTTTGTAAACCCTCTCTGATTGATTTATTTAAATTCTGATAATTTCATTGAGAAAGGAACTTTAGTTTCTAACCAAGCAATAGCTGCTTTAGGTGTATCAAATTCTTTTTCATCAGATGTGAAGCCATCTTGAACTTCAATCATATCATTGCCGTTGTTAAGAGCATTTTTCTTAACTCTTACAGCTTTAGTACCAAACTGCTGAGTAGCTTCTTTAACAGACAAACCAGTTTGCTTCCACTTAGGATCTTCATAAGAAGCAACCCAACCTATAGTTGCAACTTTTTCTAAGTAACAAGGTATAACTGAGTTAGTAGCTTTATAAAAGTTATCAAACTTAGTTGATGCAAATTCCATCATTGAGTTAAAAACATTTGTTTTGATTGTAGTAGTATTTGTCATAATATAATTCCTTAGTTATTGTTTCTATAACTCTTATACTACAAACAAACACAGATGTAAAGTGTTTTCTTTACCTTTTTTAACTTTTTTTGTATTTAATGCGATATTGTAACATATTTGTTACACTTAATAGGCTGGTATTGCTAGCATAAGTGTAATCTGTACTATCCAAACTCCTAATGATATGCCTACGGCTCCTAATAACATTCCCTTTGCAATGTTAGATTTTGAATTTGTTAATACAATCCATGCTATTAAGACCATTGAATATATTAAAAATAAATTTAATATTGGTGTTATAAGTGTTAGTAATACTGTAATCATAATTTACTCCATTTTTGTTAATTATTTAGATTTTCTTAATTTACGCAGTTTAGAATATAATCTTGTTGTTCTATCTTCAATAATACGCTTTAGTTCTCGTCTGCGTGTTCTTGCAGATTCAGATTTTTTAATTCGCTCAGCTTTCATTACATAACTCCATTTTTATAGATATATTCTAAAGCACGGTCTGCTTCAGTCTCAAGTGGTCGATTATCATACCAGTTACCTGTTTCAAGATCAAATTGCTTACATAGTTCTGCAATCTCTTGAGCAGTGATAGGATAACCACGGTAAGTTGCATTACCTGCAATCTTTACCATTATGGCATACATCTTAGAATACCAACCTGTGGATGATATAGTAAGATATTCGGTTGCCAAATTCTTAGGCCAGAAAGGACAATCATGGTAGCTTGACCAAGTGTAATTAGTATTAGATAGTTTTTCTTTGCGATAAGATAAAACCTGATCTTTAAGCTCTTGCGGCAATCTATCTAAAAAATTCTTTGAATCTCTTTCTCTATTATAAGGCCATTTTGCCGTTAATGCATCAACATCAATAGGATTACCATTATTAATGAAAAAGAAATTGTTAGCGTCAGTGTAGTCAGCTGGTATATAATACATACGAGACACGTCTTTAGTCTGTGCATCTCCAATTGAGTTAAGCTCGGAATTGAGAGCATACCAGAAGTGACGTATTCTAGGTTCTTCAACCTCTGTTTCAAGATTGAATACAATTCTAAACTTAGGATGTAAGTCCGTACTTGAAGCAGTGCTATACACAACATAATCATAAGAACCAAAAGTTTCAGCCAGAGCATTTTCTAGGTTTCCTTCGAAGACATGATCATCAACATCAATAGCAGCCCAACTTGCCCAAGATAAAACATTTTTATTGGCTCTAGTAGTGCCAGTTTTATATACAGCTGGCGAAATAAGTTCAGCATCTTTCTTACCTTTCTTAGGTTGTTTACTTAGATTATAAAGAAGCGCAGTAAACTCAGACCAAGTATCCAACTTGAGTTTACGGTGCGTCTTATTATCATACTGACTTTTGAATATGGTTAACTGGTACATTATACCTGATCTTCATCCATCCATCTAAGAAGTGTTGCTTCATTCTCACCACGAACTGGATAATATACGCCACGAGATTTCCTAGAAATACTTGGTTGTTCGATTAGATTTGCAAACTTACGAAAGTCTTCTTCAGTACGAAAAGCAATATTAATAGAACCATAGATGTCTAGGTCTTCTTGTTCAAATTCTGGCATGTCTTCCCAGTGAACTGAATCCCACTCGTCTTCTTGACCATCTAATACAAATAGATTAGATCCTTTATTGTTCTTACTCATAATATTTATTCTCCATATTTCCAAAGGTTGTTTTGTGTAAGGCATGTTGTTCTTTTGTAAGTGCCTTACGAACCATACCCATTTCGTTAATACCAGTTTTCTTTACATAGTCATCACGAAAGATTAGTTTATTCTTAGCAAAGCCGCTGTAGTCTACATGGTGATGCCACCGATTATATCTTTGAACCACCTCGGTAACATCTGGATGTTGCTCTTTAAGTGCTTCAGCAAATGTACGGCGATTATCTCCATCAATGTAAACATTATCTGTATTACCACCACCCATAACCAATGTAGTCATCTTACCACATAAGAATGTATTGAATAGAATAGTACAATGATCATCTTTAAGTATGCGGAGACTGAGATCAGTGTCTTCATTATATCTACCACGCCAGCGTAAATCAATATCATTACGCAAAAGAATACAACTATAGATACGTGTATTTACAACATAAGGATTCTTTTTCTTTTGAGATGCCGGAACAAAGTATTGATAGTTCATGCCAGACATTGCAACGTTCTTAAACCGATCAGTAAACTCTTCACATGCTCTAATAATATTACCAGATGTTACAATGGTTTTCTTATTACGGAGCAGACGATAGAAGTGTCTAATGTTATCATCCATAATCCAGTGACGTTTTGCTCCAGATTCAATAGAATGTTCCCAAACAAAGTTACGAGCTGGAATAGAACCACCCATCCGACCAGACGCATCTGGAAAATTAAACTTAGGGTTTGTTCTAAAGTCACTTGGCATTACCAGAAGTTTATCTTCAGATATATTAGCCGCATAGGCATCATGTTCTGAATCTTCAATAACAACTTTATATGGAACATTTATCTCATCTAATGTTTTAGAGGTGAGGCGTGATTCTGCTCTACCTTTAGATATAACATAGATAGGATATTTTGGTTGGCTGTAGTCTGTCATAATCTCTCCTTAATATAATACTATTATAGCACATTTTAATACTATTGTAAATCACTTTCTTTAATAAAAACACCATCAACCATTTTACCTTTACGGTCTTTTATATCATCATAGGCTACCTGTAGACATTCTTCCATAGATAACTTATTACGAGTAGCAATATTAATAAGAACAACCATCATATCACCAATATCATCACGAATGTCTTTACCCTTACATATATTATCTGATAGTTCTCCAGCTTCCTGGATCAATTTCATATATTGATCTTTATCTGTACTACCATCAATTAGGTTACGGTCTCTATGCCATTGGGCAATGTTCTCAACTATTAGTTTCATTAATCAATCCTTTATTAATTTTATTATCCAAAAAAGTCTTCTAGTGTCATTGTGTCTTCTACTGACCAACCGATAGCATCTAATATAGGCTTCAGTGGGTCTAAGAAAGTTTTATCGAATTGTTTATCGTAGTCGATGTATTTATGTAGGCCCATTTCTTGAGGTAGATAGCTAGGGAAACCAATTACATTTTCTTTGATAGGGTTAGGTAGGCGCATATAACAGAATTTAATCTTTTCTCCATTCTGAATAACTCCATACCTCTTATCTAGCGCAAGCCCACGGATGGTATTATTGTACATAATAGCACCACGAACATGGATTGGACAACCTTTTTTATAAACTGTTCTATTATCAATCCAATCTGTAACATTACTCACACCACGTGGAAAGGATACTGCTTCTGGTCCAAGTGAATTGAATTCTTTACGGAAGTCAGAAATATATCTTTGAGTATCTGATTCAGTGCCGTTGATAATAACACCAAAGATTTCTTTAAACTTAGTACGAACAACCGCTGGTGTGGATGACTTGATAGCCTCAATACCCATAATCTTTAGTTTAGGCACATCATACTGTACACCCTCACTGTTATGAACATTTAGAATATATCTTTTCTTTGCAGTCCAGATACCACGATCAGCAATGACTTCTCTTTCCATAATCATACGTGAGTCAAAGGCATTCATCTTTTTGTACAACTGATCATATGATACAGCAAGAGTTTTGGTAAAATGTTCTTCACAGATTTTATCCAATGTTTTAACTGGATCTGTTGGATTAAGTTTATTAACCAAGTCTGAGAATGATATGTAAAGCGAATCTGTATCAATTGCAATCACATAATCTTTATCATTAGTTTTAAGTATCTTGTTCATTTCGGCATTGATTGCCTTCTCTGCCCATAAGATAGACAACTGGCCAGATAATGTAATACCCTCTGCCATTCTTAGATCATAGTACCTAAAGTATCTGTTACCTAAAGCACCATACAAAGAGTTAAGAAGGATCTTAATAGACATCTGCTGATTCTCAAGTTGATTGATCTTTCTCTCATCTTCAACCGTAGGCGATTTCTCATACCTTTGCTTAGTTATAAGCATTTCTTTCTTGACTGCTTTACGCTCTGCATAGTAATCAACAATGATCTTAGGTAATACACCTTGCTTTTCTTTAGAATATTGAGAACCATTAGCCGCAACAGAATATTCACTTTCTGGTGCTGGTCCGTTTAGGTAACGATCTACTCCATGATCTAGTAATCCAGGCATAAGAGTTTCAGGAGACATATTATATTGAACAATAAGATTAGGGTATAGAGAGTTTAAATCAAATGATACAACCCAATCGTGAGAACCAACCATAGGATCTTTAACATAACCACCAGGATAAGCTTGCTTTGGCTTTTCAATATAAGGTGGAATAACAATATTCTTTAGATTTAATTCACGATATATAATTGAATCCCATATGGCAGTAGTGCCAAAAGTATCTGATATGTTAACACCACCACGATAAGCCATAGTCATAACTAAATCAATTAGGCCCATCTTTTCATCTATACGTTGTACAACCTGAACATCTCTAATATTATAGTCAATAAACTTCTGATGATCATTTTTGTATAACTCGTGTAAGCTGCCGTGTTCTTCATATGATAGCTTACGTTCGCCGAGAACAGTATGAGCAACATGATCTAAGGCATAGGATTCTTGAGTACCATAACTATAACCAAACTTCTTAAATAGCTCAATATAATCTGCTTGCTGAATACCAACTAGTTCATAGCCTTGTTGTTCTCTACCCATAATCTTAGTATTACGTTCGTTGACCAAGTTCCAAGGAGACATTCTCTTGACAGCTTCGGCTGAACCAATTCTGGAAATACGATTGATTAGGTATGGAACATCAAAGAACCGTATATTCCAACCAGTAATAATGTCTGGTGGATTATCTGTCCAATACTTAATAAACTTTGTTAATAATTCTTCTTCGCTATCACACTTAATATATTGAATAATATCATCACCCATATTAAGTTCAGTTTTCTCATGATCGTACTCACCTAGACCCCACACTTTGTAAATGCGAGATTTACTTGACTTGAGTGCAATTGATATAACTGGATATAATGCTTCTTCAGGTCTAGGGAAACCCTCTGATGAGGCAACCTCAATATCAAAGTTAACCACATTTACTTGTGATGGTCGAAACTTAATATCTTCAGGGAAGCGTTCTGTAATAAATTGTTGAATATAGTTTGTATTACCATATATTTTAAAACTATCTAAGTCCTTATACTTATCAAGGAATTCTTTAGCTTCAGACATTCTACTAAACTTCATTGGAGCCAGAGGCCAGCCATCAAGTCCTTTATGTGAAGGATTATCTTCACGTGATGTCACATATAAAGTAGGCTCAAACTTAACCCTTTTTGTTATTGCTGCTCCATTATCATTGTACCCTCTGTACAAAATGGAATTACCGTAACGATTTACGGAGGAATAAAATGACATACTAAACCCTTCAAGTTAATTAATTACATTATATATTGTTTTTGGCTTGATGTAAACCATTAAATGCTAAAAGGGGCAAATTAATTGCCCCTTATAATTGCTATTATATTTTACACTTAAAGGTCTTTAGTTTCTGTAAGCATTAAATATCTTGCTTCTTCATGGTAACCCATTCTAGCAAGTTCTGATGCTGCTCTTGCTTTTCCTACTGATAGGAAGAAGCTGTTAAATCCACTAAAGAGTCCACCAACTGGTGCTAGGGCAAATTTCATTACTGATTCAGTCATTAGAAACGTCTCCTTATATCGTCATGCTTATGATGAGCGACATTCCAGATGTCTCCACGACATAGACCAATATCAGTTAAGTCTGCATCAGATAGTTTATTCAACTCTCTAATAGTCTGCTTTGCTTCTGAAATTTCTTTGCGTGTTGATGAAAAGTCCTTTAAAAGTTCTATTAATGCTTTAATAGCATTTTGTAGAATGTTAGCTTGTGCTAATACGTGATTTGTCATTGTGATTCCTCGTTTGACCAATATTGATTTTACGAGGACGCATTTCTTCTGGAATAACATACTTCAATTCAATTGCTAGTATCCCATCCTGAATATCTGCTCCGTTTACATTTACATGTTCGGACAGCCTAAAGGTTCGTTTAAATTTCTTTGTCGAAATGCCACGATGGATAAATTCTCTCCCTTTAGAGACATGTTCTCCCTTTACTGTCAAAGTTCTATCTTTAACTTCTACAGAAATTTCTTCTTTTGTGAAACCCGCAACAGCAAGTTCGATGAGGTATTCTTCATCACCTTGTTTAATAATATTATGTGGAGGGTAGTGATCTTGAGCATGTTTAGCAGTGAACTCTAGTTCATTGAATAGATGATCAAAACCCACAAAAGATGAACGTGGGAAAAGTGTGTGTAAGCCTGTCATTGTTATCTCCTTTTGAGCAAGCAAGATTTTGTTGTGATCGGATCATTCCGCATCACAGTATTATATATAAGGTTACTTATTTCCAATATTATATTTTGGACAAAGTTCCCATTTTACTTTTTCCTTAAAAGGAATTATTTTAATTTGTCTTAATTGCGCTAATGGTTCAACAGTTTGGCCAGTAACTATAGTAACTAATCCCCAATCAGACATTAGTGTTGCAATAGTATTACGCCTAGCTAAATCGTTTTCTTCAAGATTTGATTTCTTACCATCTAGTAAGAATAACTCTTTAAAGTGTACAATAAAGTATCTGCCTTGTTTATGTAGTATATGACAAGATTGGAATAGTTTATTATCTTTTCTACTAGCCACGCCTATACGAGTTAATGTTTCCCTAATCTTAAGGAAGTCATCTGGCTCATTTAGAGTTATCTCAAGCATATGCTTAGGAGTCCACTCTATAATTTTACTTTCTTCTTTTTCCACCCTTATTCACCTTATTATTTATTATAGTTAATTGTTCAGGTGATAACAGAGTCAAAGCTTGACGGGCTTTTGTATTACTATACCCATAATATTCCTTGACAGATTCAATATCACTTTCAGTTTGAGCCTTAGCCCATTTAGAAAACCTTTTACGTTTTCTAATGATATTTATAAGAAAAGAATATTGTAGTCTACTGTCTAGGTGGTGATGACGATTCATCTCATTAGCTGCAGCTACAGTATCAGGAAAGTAAGAAAGTGTACGATTGACCATGAAAGGTGAGTATTTCTTCTCAGCAATATCATCTACCATTATATCAAGTTTAGAAAAGTTTATAGAGTTACTATAATCAAATGGGCTCAGACCTTTAGCGCTCATCTTCAATACCTCCATCCATTCCTGGCCAATCAATATGTTCCATCACATCTAATAATTTAGATGCTGTTACATCAGTAGATGGTCCTTTTTGTACATCTTTACCTTTATAGTAAAGTTGTGGATATGTTTTATGACCATCAGGTAAAGGGTGATTGTTTAATATTTCATATTGCATTTCCCACTCCTCTAACTTTTCTTTTAGAATATGGCAATAAACACACTTATCTTTTGTAAATAATACAAGTTTACTCATGTTCTATCCTAACGCTATAGCTAAAGTTTGTAATCGCATAACATCCATTACAATATCATGTTGAGGATCATGTGCGACAAACTGTTCTTCAAGACCTTCTGGTACAAATCCATTAGATAGACCAGAACCCCAAGCCATTCCATCAATAGTTGATCTAGTATCACGAATAGACCAATGAGGCCAAGGTACAACTTGATGGTATTGTAATGCAATATAATCAACAAAGATTGGATCAAAAGTATTACCTCTTGAATAAACTTTGCTTACAGAACCATTTATATTACTATTCAGCCAAGGTATTAGATCAGCCAATGGTTTATCGTGTTGACCAGGGATAAGTTGTTTCTGAGCAGACTCTGATTGTTGACCCCACCATTCTAAGGTATCTTGATCAATCTTACGTTTACCATTCTTTACTTGATCAGCTACATCAAACTTAATGTATCTTGACATCTCAAGTAATTCGGTATATGAGTAAGCTGTCTTTTCAGTAAAGCGTTCTTCCTTAAACTCTAATAAAGCCAGACTAAGAACAACACCATTTACACGATCTGTTGAAAGTGTTTCGAAATCAAATATAATAGACATTACGCAAACTCCACATTAGCCATTACTTCAGTCATACAAGCAACAACATTTAATTCATGATCTGCAACAAAGGCATTCTTATATTGATAATCAGCTAGAATAAGAACCAGTTGAGGTATAGATTGAGGAGATACTGTATTAGCCATATTGTCATAGATACCACGGAAGATAGCAGAAGCATCTACATCAATATTATTAACAACCCATGTACGCATCTTCTTAAAATCTTTACCTTTCAGATGAGTCATTAGAACGTCATATTGATTGCCAGAGCCATCCACCCTACTGTTAGTAGTAAGAAACCCACTGTTTCCATGGCGTTGTGCTTCATTAAGTATTCTGCGCCAGTCCGGAGCGTATTTAAGTATAATATCAGCTGCATCTTTTTCATTATATTCAACACCTTCTGTTGTTAAGATTTTCTTTAATCTATCCATAAAGTTACCAGCTAGTGCTGCCATATCTTTTTTGGAAGTATTAAATTCATATACACCACACCGAGAGTGCAGTGGTTCAATGATTCTATTCTTAAAATTACAAGTTAATATAAACCTACAGTTATTAGAAAATTCTTCTATAAAACCACGTAATGCAGGTTGTGTTGACTGTGGGTTTAGATAGTCAGCCTCATCAAGTATAACTACTTTATATCCACCTTGCAATGATATAGATGAGGCAAACTGCTTGATCTTACCACGCAAGGTTTCTATATTGCCTTCCTCAGAACCATTAACTAGGATATAATCCAAACCAAGTTCATTACAAAGGGCTTTTGCTACAGTTGTCTTACCAAGACCAGCTGAGCCGGTAAAGAGCATATTAGGGACTTCACCGGTCTCAACTATCTTTTGAAAAGTAGCTTTTAAATCAGAAGGTAGAATTGTTTCACCAATTGTTTTTGGTCTATATTTTTCTACCCATAAAAAGTCATTAGACATTCACATTCTCCATATTCAATAAATTCATTATATAATAATTAATAAAGATTGTAAACAACTATTCTTTATCATTAGCCTCAAATGCTTCTGATATAGATATGGCTTGAATGCACTGATCACGCAATGTACCAATTGTAGTTAGTTCTTCACCACGAAAACCACCACGTTGCACTACTGCATCAATTACTGCAACAGTACTGCGACCAATTTGAGCCATTAGTGTGTATGTTTCATCATGTTTATTATTTGTCTTAGTCATCTTATTCTCCGTATGTAGATGATTTATCAAGTGCAATCCAATATGAAATACCATATTCCTTATTAGTAAAATGCGAGATTAGTTTTGAAGATATAGCAACTTCATAGTCACCTGGCATAATCTTCAAGTTAGCAATATTAAGTATAAAGTTAAATGGTGTTGAATCAAAGTCACCAGCAATATCAATTGTATATGCATTACAAGTTGCATTTTTACTATCAATAATTGATAAACTTAGAACACCATCTTTACCAGTAATAGACACATCAGTGTGGCCTAGTGTACTTGCAGCACGTTTAATTCTACTAAGAGTGTCAGCATCTAAAGCAAAGTTAACATCAGCTGTAGGCATATTTACATTCTTGCCAGGCTTTGTTAACATATCTGGATCTGAGTAAAAGTATTTTACTTTACTGCGACCAGACGAATCACTAACTGTAACAAAATCATTAGAGAAATTTAGGTTAGGAGTATCAACAAGAGATAGCACGCCTAGAAATTCATTTAGATCATATATGCCGAACTGCTGTGGAAACTCTTCACGAATAGCAGCAGTAGACATAACATTCTTTGCTTCAGATATAGTCTTAATAGTATTACCAGCCTCGATAACAATGTTGGAATTGATACCAGCATAGTTTTTAAGGATGGATAGTGTGTTTTCAGATAATTCCATAATAATGGCTCCATGTTATAATATATTTATTATAGTTCAATTGAAAGGAAAAGTAAAGCACTTTATTTAATTTCACTAAAGTTTTTTTCCTTAAAGAATTCAATCTTCCTCTCAAACTTTCCGTCTAGTATTTCACCCTTATGTGATATAACAAAGACATTAGTTTCTTCACCGAGTGTATAGATGATCTTCATTAGATTATCTACACCTTCATGATCTAAGCTTGAATCAAAAGTCTCGTCTAAGATCAGTAGATTTGTGGCTACAGAATTCTTCATCTTAGCAATCATTCGCCAAGTAAAGAGTAGTGCCAGATCAATACGCTGTTTCTCACCCTCAGAGAATGAATCATATGAGAATTCGTCACGATGTCTTGATCTAATAGTCTCTTGGAAGTTTTCATCCAAGTTAAAGTGAACAAAGAAGTCTAGTGTTTGTAGGTATTGATTAACTAGCTTATTCATTACAGGTAGATACTGTTTGATAATTTTAGTCTTAATACCAGTATCTTTAAGCATCTCACTCATAGCAATATTATATGAAAGAGTTTCGTTTGATACTAGGCGGCTCTCAAAGGAAGATTCACGTGTATCATTTAATTGTTGTAGCTTATCTTTCTCAATAGAAATATCACCATCTTTGCCACGTATATTATCAATAGCTTTAGTTAGATTAGTGATAGTGTTTTGTAGTCTACCAATTTCCTTATTATTATTATTAATATCATTTTGTTTATTGGCAACTTTCTTAGCAATATCACTAAGAGATGAAAGAGTTTCTTCAACTTCAGTAGCTTGATCATTAGCTTGTGATAGTGCTGTATTAAGTTCACTAGCCTTACCTTTAGCCAATTCAAGTTTAGATGTTCTTAGATTATCATCTATATTCTGTTCACATGTAGGACAGCTTTCATTCTCTTCAAAGAATTTTGCTTCTTTAACAACAGTTCTAATCTGCTGGTTAAATGTAGCTTGATAATGAAGTAATGATGTTTTCTTATCACTAGCTGCCTTAAGATCAGCTTGAAGTGTTTCTGATAATTCGGATACATCTTCGGATAGCATAGCATTTGTAAGTTGAATATTAACTATACTTTCTTGAGATAGTACAACCTCTTCCTCTTTATCTTTTACTTGCTCATCACTTAGGTTCTCAACTTCTCTAATATACTTACGCTGTAGATCAATCTTTTCTTTTAATAGATCAATCTCATAAGTCACTTCACGGATCTTGTCTTTAAGTATAGCATTCTTTTCTTTGATAATAGAATTCATCTTAGAAAAGATATTAATATCCAAAAGATCCTCAATAACATCACGTCTATGCTGAGATGTTAGTTGCATAAACGGAATAAAAGATGATGAACCAAGTACAATAATCTGGTGAAAAGATTTATGATTCAACTTTAAAATGTTTTGTTCTAATATCTTTTGATATTCTCTTGAATGAGATGCCTGGTTTACCATAACACCATCTTTCCATATTTCAAAGATATTAGGTTTTGCGCCACGAATGACTTTAAAGTTAGATTTACCAATACTAAATTCAATTTCAACAATACAATTTTTCTTATTGATAGAGTTGACTAATTGTGATTTGCCAATATTACGGTGTGGTTTACCAAACAATGAAAAGGATAAAGCATCCAACATTGTAGATTTACCAGCACCATTATGACCAACAACAAGAGTTGATTTAGTATCAGTAAAGTTAATCTTAGTCCAGTTATTACCAGATGATAGTAAGTTCTTATAACGTAGTGTTCTAAAAATAATCATGCGATTTCCAGTGCGTTAGCCTCAGTAAATAGATCCCGCATGCTAGATTTTAGTCTATCTTTGCTGAGATCAGTCTCAACATTATCAATATAACTATCAAGTAATTCTGTAGTTTCTTCTACAGATATACCCTCATCTTCAACAGCGTCACCAAGAAACTCCGCAAAGTTCTCAGCAATCTTCAACTCGTGAATTGGCCTATTTTGTATTCTATCAACAAACCGGTCAAAAGTAAATAGATCAGTTTTGTTTATAACTACAATTTTAACAAACTTATTATCAACTTGCTTTACATCATAATCATCAAAGTTAGTTTGAGTATCATCATAATGAATACGATGGAATACAGTATGTGGATTTCTTACTTCGGTTAGCTCACGTGTATTAGTATCCAATATATGGAAGTATTTGTTATCGTGAGCATCTGACCAAGTAAACTCTAACTGAGAACCAAGATATGTTATATTACCTTGAGTTGATTTAGTATGGAAGTGACCAGAGTAAACAGCTTCAAATCTACTAAACAAACTTGGATCCATACCATGAGTGTTTGGTATACCTTTCATCATATCAAAACCATCTAATTCTAAATGGCCACCAAGAATATCTGCTTTACAGTTTCTTATAAAATCAAGTGACTCCTTTTCATTATCAGGGCATATCCATGGTAGTAAAGCCATTTTTAAACCATCATAGTTCATTACTGTAGGCTGATGTACAATATGGATCTCATTCATATAGTGACCAAGCAATTCTTTAAGACTATTCAGCTCATTAGTATTCTTAAAGAATGTATCGTGGTTACCACAAATAATATCCATAGTGATTTTATACTCTCTTAGCTTTGCGAGAAAGAACTGTCGATTACGGTTAAGTGCACGGAAGTTAATAAACTTTCTATTCTCAAAATAATCACCAAGATGAACAATGTGAGTTATATTATTTTCTATCAGATGAGGAAAAAATATATCAGTAAAGAATTTCTCCGCATTATCAAGAAATATATCAGAGCTATTTCTAATACCACAATGGGTATCATTTAATATTGCTATCTTCATTTTATAAACTCACTTAGATCAGAGTCTACCTTTATTTCACGCTTCTTGCGCTTTTCTTTCTTTACTAACTCCTTAACAACATTATCAGCTTCTTTAACTTTCTCAATTCTATCTTTTAATATATCAACATAGTTAGCTACAACAAGTTTACTGAATTCTTCAGACATGTCTATGCTCATAAATGCTTCTACACCAGATGATGTGAGATACTTATATTTAATTTCTTGTTGTTTTTTCTCCTTTGCAATTCTCCTTAGGAATGCATACCAACTAATTTGTGTAAAGTAAGCAAATGCATTAGGCTTACCTGTACGTGTGGCGGCTTCAATATTATAATTTTCAACTGCTCTTAAACAATTCTCAACTGCGTCCATTACCATTTCTTCGCGATATGTGTAGCGAATAAAGTTTGATTTATGAGATAAACCTTCAGCGATCTTTAAGAAACACTGAGCAATATAGTCTGGTACAATAGGTAGCGGTTGTTCTTTGTCCTTGGCTTCTATAACAGTTTTCACATATTCAACAACACTATTAGAAAATTCTGCGTTATTAACATAATGAATACTAGCTCGTTTAGTTCTTGCCATTATGGACTCCTTTCAATATAACCATTATATCACATATTTGAGTATGTGTAAACAATTAAATTAATAAAAAAAAGTAAAATAAATGCATTTTAGGGGTTTACATTTTGTGTAAACTATGGTATAATAAATTAAGCATTTTGGGGTAGGAGAGAGAGACTAGTGAAGTTTGTCTTTTCTTGATTGCATAAAGTTAAGAATATTATCTTTTTCTTCCTCATCAATCTCTATTAGATCATCTAAGGATTCTTCATCCAAGTCTTCTAAGTTAGTTTGTAAGAATTGTACTGTTTCTTCATAGTTTTCTAAAGTCTCTGGTGCTGGTTTAGCATCTACTGTAATATGGCCAGCATTAAGTGTTTGTAGATAATCATTTTGGACTTGCTGAAGCATCCATGGTCTCATAGAACATAGCCTATGATCATCTCTCACCATATACTGTATTACTAGTGCATTACGCATTACAATCTCATCTGTTGTATCATCATTCCATTCAATAACTTCACAAACTATTTCTGATCCGTCAACCAACTTAAACTGTCTTATTTCACTCATGTTTTTAACTCAACTTCATATATTTTATAATTAAATGATTCTCTGGCGTAAATTTTTATTCTTTCCGCAGAATGTACTAGTGTGTAATTTTTTCTTCCCTTCCAGTGTAGATCATCTGCTATGTCATATAGAGTAGTAGTTGATCCGTCATCTGAATTTCTTAATCCACGTCCAATAGACTGTAGGACTTTAATCTGAGATTTAGAAGGTGATGCAAAAACAATGTTATGCAAGTTTCTAATATTAATACCTGTAGAGAATGTACCTAAACTTGCAACAATTATTGCATTCTTCTGTGTCTCTACAATCTTTCTGATTGCTTCACGATCATTAGTATCTGTCTCACCTGATACAAAGAATACTTTTCTGCGTTCGTGTGCTTTATCCTTTATAAGATTATATAGCACCTTTCCATGCTTCTCAACATACTGGAAAAGAACCAAAGAATTACCATCTTGATCTATTGCTAGATTTGATATAAGTCTATTTCTTGCCTCGTTTTTTACAATATAGTCTAGTTCATCGTGATACTGTTGTTTACCAAAATTCTTTCTGATGTCTTCAGGGTATTTTAATAGTAGTATCTGAATATCTAATGCAGCTAGTGTACTATCATCTTGTAGTTTCTTGGTGGTAGTAACATTATATATCCGTCCAAAAAGACCTTCTAAAACTAATTTATGTGTTTGAGTGCCGTCAAGTGTACCAGTTGTACCAAATCTATATTCAGCTTCCCTCGATTTATTCATAATACCAGTAAGAGATTTAGATTTAAACCCGTGACACTCATCGCCGAATACTGTACCAAATTGCTCAAACCATGCACCTGGAAGTTTATAAACAGATTGCCATGTTGATACAAATATTCTCTGACTCATATTCATCTTAGGTTTACCAGAGTAAATTCTATGTACTTCTAGTTCAACATCCCAAGTCTCATCAAATTTAGAATAATCTTCAAAGTCAGCATACATTTGTTGCACTAGTGATGTAGTTGGTACAATAACCAAAACCTTCTTAGTTGATCTATCTAACAACCACCGCATAAGTAAATAAATGATAAGAGATTTACCAGAACCGGTTGGGCTTAGTAGAATGGCTCGTTTACGATGAATAGCTTCAACCATAGCTTCTACTTGATATTCTCTAGGAGCAATCTTATTACCACGACTTGTTAAGTTAAGACCCTCTACAAACGTAGCAAGTTCAACTAAGTCAACATCATTAACTGAATCTGGTCTACCGTAATATGCATCATGTTCAACTTCTACAATATACTTTCTCTGTTGAGCAAACTCTTGCACATATGAGAATAGACCTATAGGTAACTCACAAGATTGCGCATTAAACAATCTAATCTTCCCATCCCATATACGATTTTTAAATGCAGGCATAAATTTATAGCCTGGGACAAAGAATGAGAAAAAATCACTTAACTCATTTGCTATACCAGGATCTGTCTGAATGTGCATTACTGACTGGTTTTTTTTCTTTAGTGTAATCTTATCCACCGGCTTCAAATTGCCTCCACTTGATCATATTACCAATAGTCTGATGTCTCCAGTTTAAATTAGTAACAATTTCTGTTAATGTTTCAATCATAGTTTTATGATATAATATTTTTTCTTCTGATCTCTGTATATCTACATCAGCATCATAGTAATATTCCATTTCACCTTTTAGGACTTTAAGGCCATTAAACGGATCAAATTCCCAACCAAGTTCAACAATTTGATCTTGAGTGAGTTTACCATTATAGTAAAGCCATTTTTTCTTTAATAGGGATTTTTGTGTAAGATCAGCTTTCTTTAATTGCAGTTTAGCAATAGAAAGAAGTTCTAAATATTTTGCGTGTAATGCTGGTGTATTTCTACTAGTGTCGTCTAAATTAAACTGTTCAATAACACTATCTTTTTTCCACATTTCCAGAACGGATTCCAAGTTCATAATATATCTCCATAATCAATTACAATACTATCTATACAATATCAAAGTAGCTAAAACTAAACGATACCGGTATAGTCAAAAATGCTACATCTGTTGTAGCTGAAGTCAAGTTAACACTACCTATATTTGTTGGAATACAATCTCGGTAGATAAATTTATTAGTTGTGTTACTATGACTTGATAGCATAGATAAAGTTATATCAGAATAACTAGGCACCTTATTTGATCTATTAGATGGTGATTGAACACCTTCTTCAACAAGTCTCTCTAACCAGCCGTACATCTCTTTATATGCATTCATATCTTCATCTAATAACATTTCAAAGGTTACTTCATCATAAAGTATCTTATCACCAGGCATATGAATAGCAGTGCGTTTATACGGCACCTCAGTTTGAGCTACAGATACTGCTGGGTGAACAATACTTTGTAGAAAGAATTCAAGGTTAGGATAGTTCTTTCTATCAATACTAATCTTGTATCCCGTAGGTTGTAAAAAGTTTAAATTTTTAGTTAGTACAGCCATTGTCTGTCCTTATTGTATAAGTCTATTTATACAAAAAAAAGGGCCGCCCGAAGGCAGCCCAGTTTAGTTTTTTATGCTTATCTTATGCAGATGTTAAGATGTTATCTACACGGAAGATACGGTAATACTGGTTAGTCTTAGCAGTTGCTAGACCGTTTGCAGCAGTTGAACCAACGAATGGGTTAGAAACCATGCCGTAGCGAGTTTTAAAACCGATTTTTGGTTGGAAGTTGTTTTCACCAACAGCACGCATCATTGTTAATGGTACATATGGACAGTAGAATACACCAGCGTCATATGGGTTTGTACCTTTGTAACCAACAGTTACATAGTCTACAGTTGCATATGGGTCGATATAAACTTTTGTACGGCCATTAAGAACACCAGCAAACAAGTTGCCTGTATCGTCAACATTTAAGTTAGCTGAGATAGCTGGAGTGTAATCTAACATGCCTGCTGCAGCAAGTGCAGATGCAACATCAGAAGAACACATAACTACGTTACCTTTTCCTCTGCGTGTTTCTTTAGCAATTTTGTTAGCTTCACGTTCGATTTGAACCATCAAACCTTTAAACTTCTCTACTGACCAACGTCCGTCTGCATCTGTAGACATATCAAAGATACCGCGTACAGCTACGTTAGATTGTTGTGCACCAGATTTAGCTTGTGAGTTAATTGTACGGATAACTTCACGGTTCATTTCCGCTAAGATTTCTGTAGACAATATGTTTGCTAATTCTGTTTCAGCATCCAAACCGTGGATTGCTTTCAAGTCTTGAGCTAGTTCTAGTGAGTACTCAGCTTTTAAAGCACGTGATTTTGCAGTCACTGTTGCTTTTTCGATTGAGAAACCCATTTCAGCAAATGCATTACCAGATGTATCGCCTAATGCTTCAGCTGAGTCAGTAGCCATTCCGCCTGCGCCTAGTGCAGTTAGTCGGTCTGAGTCAATTGTTTTTGCATCGTTTGCGTTAGTTACGTCAAGACCTGATGGGCTTGCAGCTTGTGCAGCTTGTGCTTGTGAACCAGAGAAACGTGTGTCTGCTTCGTTGAACAATGCTTCTGTACCTGATGGGCTTGTATAACGTGACTTCATTGCGAAGATCAAGCCAGTAGGACCAGACATAGGTTGAACACCAGCTAGGTCGTATGCAACCATGTTAGGTGCCGCACGACGTACTAATGAGATCAAGATTGGATCCCAGTTTGAGCCAGCGCCTAAAGCAGAGTTAGTTGGAGCTGCTTCTGTTAATTGACGCTCTTCCTTTAGCGCATTTTCTGTGTTTTCCAACAAAGCAGCTGTTACGCTACGTTTATGGGCATCGGTGATAGATCCAGCTGACTCTTCGTTCAACACTGGGTTCCATTTTTCGACTAGGTTGTCGTATGTATTCATTTGGATTATTCCCTCTTACTTTTGAGATTTTCTGATTGCAGAAAGGTAGGTGTTCATTACATCGGAAGTGCCTTCAACAATAGCATCAGATGCATCGTCTTCAGTTTCTTCAGCAATAGTGGATTCAATTGCTTCTGGTTTGAAGTTAGACTCTTTTACAATTGCAACTTTTTCTGCAAATGTAGCTTCGTCATCAAAATCAAAGCCTTCAACCAATTTGGTTAGTTTTTCAACTTGTGTGTCTGCTAAACCCTTTGCAGCTTCTGCAATAATTGCATTACGCTTATAAGTGTCTAGTTGCTCAGAGATAGTCATTGCATCTTCTGTACGTGCATTAAGAGCTTCTTCAAGTTCTTTTACTTGCTCAGATAAATCGTCAACTAAGTCAACTTTTTCTTCTGGTACGGCAATGTAAGATTCAATAAACACGTCTTTCAACTTGCTCATGAAACCTTCTGCAATTTCTGTGCGTAAACCGGCTTGAATGGCAACTTTGTTGTCTTCAACCCATGATTCAACCACATAGTTTAGGTAGCTGTCAACTTTTTCAACTAAGTCAGTTTTAATAGTAGAAACTTCCTCAGCTAATTCAGTTGCATATGTTTCTTCCAGACGATCAATTTCCTCTGTAAGTTTAGATTTGATTGCGGATTCAAAAATTACTGCTGTTTTTGTCTTGAACTCTTCTGAAAGAGTTGCTTCAGACTCAACCAATGCATCAAGCTCAGATGTATAATTGAATTCAACTTCTGCTGTAGCATTCTCTGCTACCACATTAGTTTCATCAGCGTCTACTTCTTCGCCCATCATTTTACTGTAAGATGCTTGAAGATCTGTTTTCTTCATCTTCGAAATCTTACCGTACATTGCATTAATCATTCCAGCTTTAGTTTTTGGTGCCGCCGCCTGTGTTGTTGCTTTAGCCGCCTTGTCGACAGAATCGACAGATTGAACTTCCGCATTTTTAGGATCATGAGCTTCTTCCACAACGTTCTCGTCATGGAGTTGTGCATCAGTGATCTGATTTTCTTCAGACATGCTGTACTCCTTTACATGCTTTTTGTTTTGAGTAACGAGAGGAAATTCTTAAACTCACGTGTCTGTGTCTCATAAAGATCAGCACGTGGAGCCTTCTTAATCTCAGTCTCCATTCTTTCAATTTCTCTTGCTTCGATTACGCCGTTATTCCAAACCCAGTCTACACCTTCCATTATTCCATTAACGAAAGCTTGTGGAGCAGATGGATCTTGTACAATATCAACTGTATTTAGAATGAAATCGTCTTTGACCATTGTTACGCCGTTTCTCTGTTCGAGACTACCCATACCACGAGTTGACACACCTAGTTGAACACCACCATCAAGTAAACCTTTTACAATCTTTCCCATTGGGGTATCTAATATTTGTGCCTTACCCATCACGTTACTACCTTCAAATTGAAGATCAGTAATAAGATGGGATACCTTATCTAAGTTTACTGTTGGACCATCTGGATGGTTTAATTCGCCAACTGAACGCTTAGTTTTTACTTGTTCTGTAACATATTTAGCAACTGCATTTTCCATAATTGATTTTGGATATATACGGCCGTTACGGTTTTTAGAATCAGCCATTGCAAAAATACCTTCGATAATATACGATTTCTCGCCTTTATCGTTAGCTTCTACAATACATTGAACATCAGTTTCTGTATATTCTGTAATAAGCTTCATTCTAATTATCCTTTAAATTGTTTGACAAATTCTAGGCCAGCTTTTTTAGCTGAATTTAGATCACGAAATGTGTCTAATTTTTCCATGTCAACATATGTAACAAATTTATTCTTTTCTTTATGTACCATAACTTCAATACCTTTTACTTTAGTATCAAAAACATGTTCACCAGGAGGCATTTTACTTATTCTTTTTTCCCGTATTTGCAAAAATGTTTTCATTAAGTTATGTTACCTTATGTTTCAACTAATATTTATAACAATTTAATCTTCTAATTGTTCTTCTGACGAAATTTCTTCCACTGGTTCTTCAGCTTCATTATCATCTAGTTCCAATTCCAATTGTTCTTCATCAGCACCATTATATACGGAATTAGCAAGAGCAATCTTTTCAGCATCAAGTGCATCACCTACTTTAGAAGTCATCATATCTTTAAACATAGGTTCCGCTTTAGCAAAATCTTTTGTTCCAACTGCATCAATAAAATCTGTAAGTGTACTATTCATTTCCATTATTCATTATCTTTCTTTTTTTGTTTAGGATCCTTAGGATCTTTCTTAGGCTTATCTGTATCAACTCGAGGTTTCTCTTCCTTCTCGTCTGGTACAACCTTAACTTCAACTGGTGCAGATTTAGGTTCATCATAGTCAGTATCACCATCTTCATCTGGCATTACTTCACCATCGGCTTCTTCTTGAGCCATCTGCTTCTTCATCTCTTCCATCTCCTCTTGAGATAGATTTAATATATTCTTAAATACCCATTCTTTAGAATAGAATTCACCAACATACTGTTGAGTCATATCTAATGTCTGCAATCTTTCTCTAACAAGTTCTGCATTACGCAATTCTGCAAAGTGATTATCTGATACAAAGTCTACAACTAATTCATTACGCCATGCTTCCCAATCTTCATTAGTAATAGTACCTTTAAGAACAAGTTGCTTTCTCAGTATCTCAAGGAATAAACCAGAGAACCTACGGCGTAGTCTGTCAATAAACTTTTGGAATTTAAGTTCATCACGATTAATTTCTGTTGATCTACCTAGAAGTCCAGATGCTTGTTCTTGCTCTAGTCTTGAACTAGGTACATTCAATGATCTATATAGACGTTTTTGGAAGTAAATAATATCATCTATCTGACCTAAGTTCTCACCACCTGGAAGTGTAGAGATTTCTGTACCTCTTCCACCTTCACGTCTTGGTAGCCAGAAGTCTTCCAACATAGACATATGTTTACGATCATCTTTAAGTTTACCAGTGTTTGCATCATATACCAACTTATTGCGGTACTTAGTCATGATGTTCTTCATATACTCTTCAGACTTACCACGTGGCATATTACCTACATCAATATAGAATATACGTCTTTCTGGAGCACGTGCTAAACGATAGATCACTAATGAGTCTTCCATCATTCTTAATTGGTTAATAGGCTTTAGTGCTTTATGCAGATAAGAAACAACTTTCTTTCTACTTTCATCAAGTAAACCTGACGTCACATAGCTTACTGAATCCGTTGTAAGTTTAATTCCATTTACTTGTTGACCTGGCTTATCTTGATAGATAAAGTGTTCATCAACTTTTTCAACGATTTTAGCACCAGTAAGAGGATCTTTTTTATTTTTGATCTCTTTTACTTTACGAATTTTAGTTGCATCAATTGGTCGTATCTCTTGGATACCAGCCTTTAAATTAGAATCATTAACAACTAAGTGATGATATATTCTACCATCAACATAGAAACGTCTAAAAATATCATGCCCTAAGTCATTAAACTTGAGCATATTTAATACAATACTAAATTCTTCTTGAATTTCTTTTTTAATTTTATCTGAAGCTTCTACATCATCTAGGACTAATTTAACAGAAAGCCCCTTATCTTCAATAGTAACAGCTTCATTTACAATATCTTCGATAGCAGCATCAACTTCAGGGTGCATTGCAACACCTCGATACTGTCTAATTAACTCTACATTATCCTTGGATTCATCACCATCTAGGTTTACATATTGACCAAAGTGAGAACCAGATGCAGTAACATAACCCGCACCATCATCATCTGTTGGAGGGACAATAGAATCAAGCTGATTCTTAGCAGCGGCTTTACGTGCACCCGCTCTACGAATTTCAAAACCGAATAAATTAATACCTTGATTTTCTGCCATAGTTTCTTTCCGTTTAAAAATAGGGTAGAGGAATTTCTCCCTCTACCTTATTATTTATAACAACTTTAAGTAGTTGTATTTGACTCCCAGTACTGGATTTGGAATTCAACTGGGAATTCCTCAATAGCACCTGTAGTGTCATAGTTCAGATCAATAGCACCTACATTGGTTGGGAAACAACCACGGAAAGTGTATGATTTAAGAACTGATTCGTCACGATCTAATTGATCAACAATAAGATCAGCTTGATAATCTGCTGGGTTAACAAGACCTGTATTAGTTGAGTGCCCGTTAATTCCGTTCATCCATGCTTCCATGGAATCACGAACAGCAAAGTCAGTTGTGTTGATAATCGTTACAGTCCATGGTTCAAATGTTCTGTCGCCAGCAATCTGTAATTGTCTACCTCTGAATGATACAGGGATAGGTGAAATTACTGATGCAGGTAACTGAGCACCTTTACACATGAATGATGTTTGTTCGACGTTGCCACCTGCATAAGCTGGGAAGTTGACTGTTACCTTAAATAGGTTAGGTCTAGCTCCGCCACCAGCAAGTTTGGCTTTAAAATCGTCTACTCCTAGAATAGCCATTTAGTTTTTCCTCTCTATGCTACTTATACAGTGCCTACAACTTCTTCAAACTCTACTCCGCTGCGTACTGCGACAAAGTTAAGTGTGATAAAGTTGATAGACCGTGCTGGTTTAATGAAGATATTTGCGACAAATTGATTACTATCAATAATAGAAGCTGTATTATTTGTTTCGTTACAAACTACTTTAAAATCTGTAAGACCACGGCGACCCTTGATTTCTCTTAGGAGTGGTTCTACTATGTTTACAAATTCTGCACGTGTGAACTCATCATTAAGTTCAAACATTACATTCTTAGCTGCTTCTCCAATTGCTCTTTCTAATGTTAAGAACAATCTGCGAACATTAATACGATCAAATGCTGATGGTCTAGTTAAGTGAGTTTTATCACCAAATAATAGAACACCTTGACCTGGGATATTACCAACCGAGTTAACACCAGCTTTATATAATGTATCACGTTGTGCTTTAGTTGGGCTGTATACAGTAGATGTTACACCTAGATATTGACCACGTCTTCCACCGGCTGGTGAAATCCAAGGTGCGCCATTTGCGTCTGCGGCTGACATAATACCAGCTGTAGATGAAGATGAAGGAATGTTAATATACTTATCGTTGTACTTATCATATACTTTTATCCAGTTACAATCAACAAATAGTGTTGAATCGAATGTAAATGTATTAGTTGTAGTTACTATGTTAGTTGTAATTGTTGCAGGGTCATTAATACCTACTACATCATTCTTAGCTGGACCAGCTACAACAACACAATCTTTACGTGCTTTAGCTGTAGCAACAAGATCATTAACAACAGTTGCTTGATCTGAACTAGTAGTCATGCCTGGGGCAATAAGAAAGTCGAGTTGTACTGTATCTACATCTTCATATAGATCATATCCACTGGCCATATTCCCAGTGCTGATAACAGAAGCATTAGCGCCACCGGTAAGATTATAAGTCTTAATAGCAGGTGATGAAAGAATAAAGTTTTCTCCACTGTCCGCTCCAGTTCCAGCGCCTACATCTGAGAATACTGATTCAAAACCAGCCATCCAAACATAGTTTGAACCTTTGTTAATAACTTCTTTTACATAGTTAGTTGATCCATCTGCATTTTTAGCATCAGATGCTAGTGATACGAATGGGAATGTTTCTAATACACCACCTTTTGAACCAAAGCTACCTAAGGTATCAATAACTGCAATGTGTACTTCGTCATTCAAAGCATTTTTATCTGCAGCATATTGCGATGTTGCAGGTTCTGCGTCAAAACTGGAGTTATAAGCCCAGTTAGTAAATGATACAGTATGTGCTGGACATACTTGAATCTGTAGTGTGTTACCGATTTCACCTGGGTATTTACCGATAAATGTATGTGAGTCTGAGTCACGTGCAGAGATTTGGGTATCCCAATCGTCTGCATTGTTTACTGTAGGGTTAATACCAGTTGCATTTATATTATCATGCGAGTTAATCTGCCCTGTTCCTACTACACGAGTTACAAATAAATCTGAGCTATATCTTAGATAGTAAGCAGCTCCGTGAAAATCTGGTGAATAAATATTATCTGGTGATCCGAATGTTGAAGCAAGTTCAGTTTCATTTGAAACCTTAACTCTTGTGTTCACAGGACCCCAGCGGAATGCGCCAACAAATGCACCAGTTGTAGATTGTACATTAGGCACTATGCCTGATAAATCTACTTCTTTGATAACAATCGCAGGACTTTGGGATGGTGTTCCAATTGCCATGTTTTTATTTCCTTTTAAATGATAAGATAGTTCATAATACGGCGGGATTTCAAGTTACAGTGTTATTTATAAGAAAATTATTCCTACTTAATTTAGATCCCACTTATCAGAAAGAGCCCAACCAAGTCTATCTTTATCAACCTCTGGTGGTATATCGTTTAGACCATCATCTGTAAAACCAAATGGTAATACATCGGCTTCTATTTCTTCCATTCTTTGTTTAAATAGCATATCTTTAATATTAATATCCGTCATATCACTAAAGAAAGCTGAACTCGCAAAGTAACCAAACATCACAAGATTCATAACCAAATCGTCGTGATTACCATTTGATGCTTCAAAAGAATTGCCTTTAGATTCAAATGTGGATATTTCTATAATCGTTTGCTCATCCACAATATCAAGTTTATGGCTTTCTAATATATCTTTAAAGCCAGAACAACCAATTCTTTTAACTTTTCTGGTCATCTCTACACCAAGACCAGAGTTTTTAGTTGCTGATTCAACGTGCATATTTTCATATTCTAAGTCTTGATAAAGACCATTACATACTAAAGCACCTTGATCATTTGATTCTATAATAACATAGGCATTATTATATGCTGTAGCAAACTTAGCAATAATATCAGGGAATAGAATAGGTGATATTCTATTATTTCTATAAACAGCTACTTGTTGAAATGGAACTGTACTAATATCAATAATATTAAATGTAGAATAATCTTGACCTCTACCCTTTGCAACATCAACCATCATAAGATATTCGTGATCTTTTATATTATCTTCATATATTAAACAATCACCATTTACCCTTTTAGGATTCTTTGCTCTTAGTTTCAGTAATGTCTCTGCATCAATAAGAGTATCACCTGTTCCGAAGAACGTGTTGCCGAATTCTTGGTCGAACTGCAGTTGTGATGTATTACCTACTGTTTGTTGTTTCCATATCTCATCTCTGCCTGGAACATCCCACCAATCAACTCTGAAAGGAATAAACTGGTTAGTTTTTTGCATTGCGCCTTCCCATATCTTAT